GGCGGATGCGTCACTCCTGGAGATATTGCAAAGGCTTTTGCAGCCGGGTCGGACTTCGTAATGTTGGGTGGTATGTTTGCAGGTCATGAAGAGTCAGGTGGTGAGACTGTTACCACAAAAGGGCAAATGTACAAAGTTTTTTATGGTATGTCTTCAGACACTGCTATGGAAAAATACTTTGGCGGTGTAGCAGAATATAGATCATCAGAAGGTAAAACAGTTAAGATTCCTTTTAGAGGTTCTATTACCAATACTGTACAAAATATTTTAGGTGGTATAAGAAGTTCTTGTACTTATGTCGGAGCAAATAAACTTAAAGAATTATCAAAATGTACTACATTTGTAAGAGTAAACAACACACACAATAAGGTTTTTAACTAATGACTGATAATTTTATAAATGAAAACTATACTTTTACTAAAGATACATTCATAAATAATGAACTAGATACTTCTTTGTCATATGATTTTTACTCTAAAAATAATTTAAACGAAGTATTAAGAAGTATGGTAGATTTTCTACACGCAAGTGGTTATGAATACGTTTTAAAATTAGTTGCTGTAAAAGATAACGGTGAAGAGCATGCTTCTGATGAGGATATAGATGAAGAAATGCTAGAAATTCTTTCTCAGGTTTTGAAAGATGCAGATACTGCTAAGAGAGAAAAAAATAAACCCAAACTGGAGGTTGTAGTATCTAATGTATCTAATGACAACGATTCGAATTCTACTGATAGCAGTTAGCTTTTTAATACCTATTTCTGCTTTCAGTCAAGTTGAAGGACCTGAATGGCGACAAAAACCTGTACAATGTGGCAACGCAGAATCAGCAATGGAAATAATCCAAGAAGCTGGGGAAAAAGCTTTAGTAGGTGGTTTTTCTAATATTAAAATGCCTAATGGGCAAAATTCAATTCAACCGTTTTATTTGTTTATTAATACAGATACCGGTACATTTACAATACTTGAGTATCATACTTCATCAGATGAGGTATGTATTTTAGGTTACGGTAATGGAATTGACTTTGATGTTCAAAAATTATTTGAACCTAAATTTAATTCTTAATAAATAAACCAGTCCAGGTTGCTCCTGTAGTGTAAAATAGCTTTTATTTTTTTAAATTTTTTATTTATTCAAATTCGGAGCAAGCAGTGGATTTTTACGAAAATCTTTTCATTACTACACTTATAACCGTTGTTGGCTTTATCGCTTGGCGTGTATGGACTATTGAATCTAACCATCTAAGACATTTAAATCAAGACATTCAAGAATTAAAAACAGATATTAAATGGCTTATCGATCATCACAAAAAAGAAAAATAATCTAAAACCTCCTATAATATATATGGAGGTGTGATTATGGCAAAAAGAGCTAAAGTAAATCTATCTGATAATATTAAATCATTATTAGATAAAGAAAAACCTGAGCGCAATAAAATTAAACGTGCTCGAAAACCTATGACTCCAGAACAGAAAGCTGCAGCTGCTGAACGGCTTAAAAAAGCTAGAGCAAAAAAGAAGCCTACTGTAGGTAAGACTCACCACGCTGTTTGTTATGATGAAAAGCTTCAGTTTAAACCACTTAAAGATATTTTAAGCTGGCTTAAAGAAGCTAAAGAGCATGCATATTCTTTTAAAAAAGATATGCAACGTCATAAAGAAGGTAGTAAAGAATGGAGTTCTGCTTCAAATAAGTATCTTTTCTGGTACGGTTATGTTAATGATATTAATTGGTATCTTAGACATGGTGATTGGATATCTAATACTTATGGATCTCAACAACAAAATAAAACTAAATGGAAAGTTGTAGTTCCTGCTTTTTATCCTAATGGGGTTAGAAAAGATCAAGCATCAACTACTATAATAAAAGAACAGCCTAAGAAGCGTAAAAGGAAATTAAAATGAAACTATCTAAAAAAACGTTAGCAATATTAAAAAACTTTGCAACGATAAATCAATCAATTTCTGTTAAACCTGGTAATAAACTTGAAACTATTTCAAATGTAAAAGATATTTTTGCTAAAGTAGAAGTAGAAGAAACTTTTGAAACTAGTTTTGCTATATATGATTTGAATGAGTTTCTTGGTGTAGTTAGTTTGTTTGAAGATCCTGATTTTGAGTTTGGAGATGGTGAGTTAATTATATCTCAAGGTAAAATGAAGCAAAAATATTACTATGCTGATCCTTCTGTTATTACATCTCCACCAGAAAAAGGAGTTACACTACCTTCAGTAGAAGTTAATGCGACTATGAAAAAAGAGCAATGGGGAGTAGCTATAAGAGCAGCTTCAGCTAATAATGCCTCTACGCTTACTTTTACTAATGGTAATATTTTATTACATGATAAAGGTGTACCTAACTCTAATAACTTTATATTTGAAGGTGTAGCTAATCATGATGTAGATTATAATTTGTCTATAGCAGTAGAAAAATTAAAAATGATTATGGATGATTATGATATCGAAGTTTGTTCTAAAGGCTTAGCTCGTTTTAACGGCGCACAAGGAATTGATTATTACATAGCGTTGCTTCCGGATGGTAAATATGGCTCTTGATAAAAAAGAAAGAGAGGTTATAGAAGGTAATATTTTTGATGCTCACTTTGCTGCTTCTAAGTATATAGAAACCGGTAAAGATATTCATAAAAAATTATTAGAAATAAGTGTTAAAGAAGCTATTGATACAATGCAGTTATTAAGTGCTGCAGTTAAAGAGGATGATATGGTAGGTAATTATAAAATACATTTATTAGTTCCTCTTCAACTTTTAGAACTAATTAAAAAAAGAGAAGGAAATGAGAGCAAATAGAATTCATAAAAATAAATTTGCAAGAATTAGAAGAAAATTTTCCAAGTTTATTAAAAATTGTAAATTCTATAAAATTTCTTGCGAAAGAAGAAAGAAGAGAGTTAATGAAAAAAGATTTCGACGCAAAATGGTCAAAGACATTTAAAGATTTTAACTCATTAGGAAAATCAGGTGTAGTTACAGGTAATGCTGTTGCTATTGAAGTAAATGGCGTTGTATATGAAACGCTTAAGCAAGCTAAAGAAGAAACAGGTAAATCTCTTTGGTGGCTTAAAAAACATGGAAAAGTATTATAATAATATCGTGCGAACGGAGTAATGATGAATAACGATTTCCTTTATGTAGAAAAATATCGTCCTAAGAATATCAAAGAGTGTGTACTCCCAGATAGTATTAAGAGTGTTTTTCTAACCCTTAGAGATAAAGGAGAAATCATTAACCTATTGCTCTCTGGTGGGGCTGGTACTGGTAAGACCTCAGTAGCTAGAGCTCTTTGCAATGAACTAGGTTGTGATTATATTATCATTAACGGCTCTGAATCGCGTGGTATCGACATGGTTAGACAGCAAGTGTCATCTTTTGCTTCTACTATGTCGACAAATGGCAAGGTGAAGGTTGTGATTCTCGATGAAGCGGATTACATCACACCCGAAGCACAAGCTGCTCTCCGTAATTTGATAGAGTCCTTCTCTTCATCTTGCCGTTTTATTCTTACTTGTAATTTTAAAGCTAAAATCATTCAACCACTACATTCACGGTGTTCTGTTGTAGACTTTACTATTGATAGATCTGAACTACCTAAACTTCAAGCAGAGTTTGCTAAGAGAGTAATTAATATTCTTAAAACAGAGCAAGTAGAGTTTAATACAGAAGTGGTATTAGAGGTTATTAAACGTTACTTCCCGGACAATCGTAGGTGTTTAAACGAACTACAACGCTATGCTAATATATCTGGTAATATTGATACTGGTATATTGTCAGTAGTAGATAGCTCTAAAATTAAGAATTTAATTGAGTTTATAAAGAAAAAAGACTTTAAAGCTTGTCGTCAGTGGATAGCTGAAAACCCTGATCCTGATGTGTTGTTTAATGAATTATATACAAATATATCAAGTCTAGTGGATTCTTCATCTATACCAGAACTTATTTTAATTATGGGAGAGTATCAACATAGAGCGGCTTTTGTAGCTTCACAAGAAATAAACTTAGCTGCTTTCACAGTAGAGGTCATGAAGAGTGTGAAATGGAAATAAAAGAAGGTATATTCAGACTATTAGGTAAACTTATAAAAGAGAATAGCGCAACGCTGGCTATTATATATACAATTGGACATGTTGTTATTGCAATGAATGTAGTTTATTTGTTAACCGGTTCAACTATATGGGAAGCTGGTGTTGTTGCTTTAGTAGAGCCATCCATTAATGGAGTTTGGTTTTACATATTACATAAGTTATGGGTAAAGATATCAAATGGAAATTGATCTGTTTGGAAATATAATTCAAAAGGAAATAGAGTTTGATGTTAAAACTGCTGATGACTCTCCTTTTGTTTATATGAATTATATATCTAATAAAAAATACCCTAATAATCTTTTAGGGTATAACTCTTTTTTGACTAACTTAGGTTTTAGTCAAAGACAAGAAACTACTCTATACGCTAATGAAATGAATAAGTATGCTGAGTTACCTGAAGAAGCACAGTTTGATTTTTATTACTATAGTTTACCTAAAAGAAATTATTTTGCTAAATGGGCAAAAAAAATGAAGACTAAAGAAACTGAAATGATTATAGCTTATTTTAAAGTTTCATATAAAGTAGCTAAACAATACGAAAAAATACTAAAAGAAGAACAGTTACAACAAATTAAAAAATGGTATGAAACAAGAATGGGAGGTAAATAAATAATTTAGCGGATCTTCTTAATAATGGAAGATTAAAAAATGTTAGATAATTTATTAGAAGTGCGATTGCGAGAAAAAGAAGACTTCCTTAAAATCGTCGAAACCTTAACTAGAATTGGCATTTCATCTAGGGACAAAAAATTAGTACAAACTTGTCACTTATTTCATAAAAGAGGCAAGTACTATATTTGTCATTTTAAAGAATTGTTTAAATTAGATGGCGTAGATAAAACTAGTATCTCTAACGATGATATACTAAGAAGAAATGCTATTGCTAAATTACTACAAGAATGGGGTTTGTGTACTATTGTTTTAAAAGATAAAGCGGTTCAAAGCTCTTTAAGTAAAATTAAAATTGTTCCTTATTCTAAAAAAAATGAATACACTTTAAAACAAAACTACACTATTGGAAAAAAGAGCTTTGAATAAACTATAATACCTATATGGATTACTATACAAATATTGTTCGCCGTGGTGATAAGCTCTTAATTAGAGGCGTTACAAACGGAGAAGAGGTTCGTGACAAAGTACGTTACGAACCTACTCTTTATATAGAGCATCATAAAGATTATGGTTATAAATCTCTTTATGGCAAAAATCTTAAACCTATAAATTTTACTAATATGAATGAAGCTTGGCTGTTTTCTTCTGAGCATAAAGATTCTAATTTAAAAGTATATGGTTTTCCTCGTTTTGAATCTCAGTATTCTTTAGAAAATTTTGGAGATGCTGTGGAGAAATGGAATAAAAAAGATCTTAGAGTTTTCAATATTGATATCGAGGTTTTTTCTAACGAAGGTTTTCCAGAAGCTAAAGATGCTGCTTACCCTGTTACCGCTATCTGTATCCATGATTCTAAAATAGATAAATTCGTTACTTTCGGTCATGGTAAATGGGATGAACAAGAATCTATATTACCAGAGGATATTCGTTCTAGAGTAATGTATGTAGAATGTAAGACTGAAACAGATCTACTTACAAAGTTTTTACAATACTGGAATCGTTTTACACCTAATATTGTAACCGGTTGGAATATTGAAAAGTTTGACTTTCCATATCTTTATAACAGATTAGAAAATATGGGAATAGGGGGTCATAAACTTTCTCCTTGGGGTAGAGCTTCATTACGCCATATTTCTACATCTAGAGGAGATGAAATAGCTGTTAATATTGATGGTGTTGATCAAATTGATTATATTGAACGTTATCGTAAAACTAAAATTCAAGAGTCATATAGACTAGATTTTATTGCTTCTGTAGAACTAGGGGAACGCAAGCTTGACTATTCTGAAGTGTCTGGTTTGCATATGCTGTATATAGAAAACTTTCAAAAGTTTATTGATTATAATATTCAAGATGTCAATCTAGTAAAAAGACTCGATGAAAAACTAGGTCTTATCGACGCTCAGATTATGATCGCTTATATGGCTTGTATTAATTATGGCGAAGTTAACTCTACTGTTAGAACATGGGATAGTCTTATTAATAAAGACTTACAAAGTAACAGAATAATACCTCACTTTCATATTAGTTCTGCTGAATCAACCGGACAGATACCAGGTGGTCATGTTAAAGAACCTCAGGTTGGTAAACATGGATGGTGTATGTCTTTTGATTTAAACTCTCTGTACCCTCACCTTATTATGCAGTTTAATATTTCTCCAGAAACGTTTCAACCACAACATCAAGTATGGCCTATGGAAGGTGATATGGAACGTGTTAAAAAATTCCTTGCTCATGAGCCTTACAAAGCGCCTAAAGGATTATCAGTATCCGGTTCAGGACACACGTTCTCCAACGTCTCTGAAGGGGTAATACCACGTTTAATGCGTAAATTGTATGATGAACGTAAAATTGTTAAACAAGCAATGCTTAAAAAGCAACGTGAAGGAAAAGATTCTTCTTTAGAAAATCTACGTCAATATGTGATTAAAATCCTACTTAACTCGGGTTATGGCGCGTTTGTAAACAAGTATTTTAGATGGTACGATCAGCGCATAGGTAAATCAATCACTCTATCTGGTCAGTTAATTATTCAAGTCGCTGAGCGTGAGATTAACAAATGGATGAACAAGGTAATGCAAACGACGGATATAGATTATATTATTGCTATTGATACCGATTCGAATTATCTTAACTGTCAGCCTTTAGTAGATAAGTTTTTTGCAAATAAATCTACAGAAGAAGTGGTAGATATTCTAGATAAAATTGCTAAAGATCAAATACAAGGTGTGCTAGAATCAGGTTTTCAAGTAGAGAAAGAATACTTGAACGCTATAGATCAGAAGATGGTCATGGAAAGAGAAGCGATTGCGTCTTCTGCTTTCTGGACTGCTAAGAAGCGGTATGCAATGTGTGTGTGGGATATGGAAGGTGTTCGTATGCCACCTAATGACCCAAAACTAAAGATTCAAGGTTTAGATGCTATTAGATCTTCTACACCTCAATCTTGTAGAGAAGCTCTACTTACTATGATAAGACTAACTCTACTTGAAGATGAATCTACAGTACAGAAGTATATTGCAGACTTTAAAGAAAAGTTTATTAATATGCAGTTTGAAGATATAGCATTTCCTAGAACGATGAATAATATCTCTAAGATGACTCAAACTAATGGTTTTGGCAAAGGTACTCCTCCTCACATTAGAGGTGCTATTACTTTTAATAGACTTCTTAAACAATACAATCTAGAAAAAGATTGGGAAACTATGAAAGATGGCGAAAAAGGTAAATTTATCTATCTTAGAGAACCAAATAATGTAGGTACTAATGTTTTATCATTTAACCATACAGTACCTAAAGAGTTTGATTTTGTAAAATATATAGATTATGAAAAGCAATTTTCAAAAGCTATTATAGAACCAATGGATATTATTCTTTCTCCTATTGGATGGACTTCAGAGAAGCAAAACACTTTAGAAGATTTCTTTTCTTAATAAATAGATAAAAGGAGATTGTAAAAATGAATATTATACTTTGGATTGCAATTGGCGCTTTTATTGGATGGAATTTTCCACAACCTTGGTGGGCAAAAACTATTCAAGAAAAAATTATTAGTATGTTACCTAAAAGGGACTAAAATGGATATTGATATAGTAAAACAATTTGGAAGTTTAGCTAATTTTAGAGATTTTTTGTCTGAAAAAATTAATGATGGTGCAGAAATCTCTAGAGGTAAAGCTTCAGGAGAAACTTCTAAAGAGCAAAAAAAAGAAAAGAAAATTTCTAAAGAAGTGAAAAAGAACGCTGATGGTTCTGGTTCTGAAATACATTATGATAATTCACCTGAAGAAGAACCTCAAGCTGAAGTACCTCCGCCTCCTGGTCCACCTGTAGATCCAACTAGTGCTCCAGGGTCTCAAATAGCTATAGGTAAAAAAGATATAGATAATAATGAAGCAGATGCGGAAAAAGCTGTAAATATTAAACTCTCCGGTAAGAAAGAGAAGCTTAATCTTAAACCTAAGGTTACTGTAAAAAATGATGGAACTGAACGAAAGTAATTTGGAGATTTACGCAGCTAAACATTATAAATCAGTATCGTGTCTAAGTAAAGAAGAATTTTTAGAAGATTTTAGTAGACACAAATTAGCTAAAAAACTGACTAAAAAATTTGCAGCGAAAAAGTCAGAAAATATAAGATTATTATGCAACCATGTGTTAGTATTTACAAACAGTTTTGATCTTTTAGCTGCAAAAAATATATTGATGTATGGTATAACAGAGCAAGAAAAAAGTGTTATGAAAACAGTGTTAAATTATTTTGGATTTTTAATTCCTAATGAAATGCCAAATATTAAATTTGATTTATATACCGCAAAAAATTTAAAAGAGATGGATGATGGCAGTTAATCAGGTTGTAGATACAGTTATTATTTTTAGAATTCTTAGAAAGCTTGTTACACCTTTTAATAAAACAGCTGCGTTTAAAGTAGGTGTAATTGACAAAAATGGTAAAGTATTAATTAAACCAGGAGATAGAACTGCAGATCAGAAAAAAACTATTACTCTTTTAGATAGAATGGTTTTTAATCTTAAAAGATTATTGTCTAAAGTTCCTGGTGGTAAAACACAATTAGCATCCTATGTTGCAGCATTAGCTCTTATAAAAGAACATGTAGAGAAAGAAACTAATTCTCAAACTTCACAGGTTTTAATTGAAAAAATGCAAGAACATAAAATTATTCCTCCTATGAAACATGATTTATCTACTCCAGAAGGTTTTATGGATGCTTGGGAAGAAGCTATGGTAGAGAGTATGACATCAGGCTCTTCTTTTGGAGGGGCTTTATCTGGCGCTGGTACTAACGCTCAAGTAAATGCTTCAGGCATGGCTGGAATTGACCCGGTATTGGGTGATAAAAAAATAAAAAGACGTAAAGATCTCAGAAAAATTTTAGACAGATAGATATAATATCTGTATGTTCAAGACTATAACTGAAACTGTAATGCAGGGCGTATGCCCTTATTGTGAACGAGATTCTTTTGTTTACACATACGAAGAAGAGAAGATGTTTCTGTGTCATCACTGTCAAAGACATTTAAGTTATGAGAAAGTGATAAAAAATGTTAACATTATTAATAATGATTATAGGGATACAAGGATTGATAACAAAATCAATATCAACTATGATAATATCCTTCACAGTTGTAAGATTTTATCTGATCTTCCTAGTAACCATGACTGCTTACGTTATGTCAGGAATAGAAACATCCCTACTAGCGTTTATTCTGATCTTTACTACAGTGATAACTTTGCAGAAATTGCTTCGTATGCCGAAATTAAGCTCCTACCTTCTAGAAGATTAGTTCTTCCCTTAAGAAATAAAAGTGGTAAATTGTTTGGTGTACAAGGAAGAGCTTTAGACGGTTCAGATCCTAGATATATTACATTAATGTTTGATAAAGAGGAAGATAAGTTATATGGACAAGATAAAGTTGATATGACAAAAACTTTCTATGTAGTAGAAGGACCAATTGACAGTTTATTTTTAAAAAATTGCATTGCTATGGCTGGTTCTGACGGTCTGTCAGATAAATATAACTCAAACGCTGTCCTATGCTTTGATAACGAGCCACGGAACAAGCAAATCGTTGACAAAGTGGAAAAGTATATTGACAAAGGATTTAAGACAGTTGTTTGGCCAGATCATATTAAAGAAAAAGACATAAACGACATGATATTAAAAGGTATTAATGTTCAGCAAGTTGTTGAATGTAATACTTACGCTGGATTAGCAGCTAAAATTAAGTTCAACGCATGGAAGAAAATTAATGGCCAATACAATTAAAACAAATATAGATAAAGATAAACTTTTAACAGACTATGCTATCGGTATGTTAGAAGACTTTTATATGTTAGATCATGAAAATTCTCCGCAAGATGCTTATGCAAGAGCTTCAACAGCTTGGGCTACTTATAAAGGAGAGCTAGATGATCAGCTCGCTCAACGTTTATATAACTATGTTAGTAATAAGTATTTTATGTTTGCTTCCCCGGTTCTTTCGAACGCCCCTAACGGTAAGAAAAGAGAGAGAGGGTTACCTATCTCATGTTTTCTCACTTACGTGCCAGATACTTTGGATGGTCTTATCAGTCATAGCTCTGAGCTTCGCTGGCTTTCTATTTTCGGTGGGGGTGTTGGCGGACATTGGAGTGACGTTCGAACGGTCAGTGACATTGCGCCTGGACCAATTCCCTTTCTTCATACAGTAGATGCAGATATGATTGCATACAAGCAAGGTAAAACTCGTAAAGGGTCTTATGCAGCATATATGGACATTTCTCATCCAGATATTATGGAATTTATTAACATGAGAGTTCCTACAGGAGATGTTCAACGTAAAGCGTTAAATTTACACAATGCTGTTAATATTTCAGATGAATTTATGCATTGTGTATTTAATAACGAACCATGGCATCTTAAAGATCCTAAAGACAACTCAGTAAAGGAGACAGTTAATGCTAGAAAATTGTGGGAACGTATTATTGAGATTAGGTTCAGAACAGGTGAGCCATATCTTAATTTTATTGACACTGCTAACAATGCGTTACCTTCCAACTTAAAAAACCTAGGGCTAAAAATTCATGGATCTAATCTTTGTAATGAAATACATTTGCCAACTAGTTCGGAACGAACTGCTGTCTGCTGCTTATCATCTCTTAATCTGGAATTATATGATGAATGGAAAGAAACGAATATTGTCGAGGATCTTATTACTATGCTCGATAATGTTATTCAGTATTTCATCGATAATGCACCTGATCAAATTAGTAGAGCAAGATTCTCAGCAGAAAGAGAGAGATCAATTGGGTTAGGTGCAATGGGCTTCCATTCATATCTACAAAAAAACGGAATTGCATGGGAATCAGAAACAGCATCAGTTAAAAATATTATGATGTTTGATAGTATTAAAGATAAAGCATACAAACAATCTAAAAAACTAGCACAGCAAAGAGGAGAATATCCAGATGGTATTGGAACTGGTCTTAGACATGCGCACTTACTTGCAATCGCTCCCAACGCATCTAGTGGTATCATTCTTTCTACTAGCCCTTCTATCGAGCCGTTAAAAGCTAATGCTTTTACTCACAGAACAAGAGCTGGTTCGTTTTTAGTTAAAAATAATTATTTAAAGAAAGTTTTACAAAAATATGAAAAAGATAATGATAAGACTTGGTCATCAATCATTACAAACAAAGGTTCTGTGCAACACCTCGCTTTCTTATCGGATAAAGAAAAGAGTGTATTTAAGACTGCTCAAGAACTCGATCAGATGTGGGTTGTACAACATGCAGCTGAAAGACAAAAGTTTATATGCCAAGGTCAGTCTGTTAATCTTTTCTTCCCTTCAGGAAGCGAAAAATCCCATGTTAATAAAGTACATCTTAGCGCCTGGGAAAAAGGTCTCAAGGGTTTATACTACTTACGGACAGAAGCGAAAAGTCGCGCAGAAACTGTTGCAGATAAAGTCGAGAGAATCG